CTCGACAACCTCATTCAAATGGCCTTGCACCACCATTAGTGCTTGGTACATCTGAAACAGCGTTTCTCGTTCATCAGCAGATGACGAGGGATTTTTCCAAGCGTCCAAGTAAGTTTCCTCTAACTTACTAAACGCTTCCAAGATAAGAGGGTCACGAAGCAATGCTTTTGCGCGTTCACCCCTATCTTGCTCCCCCCTTAGTTTCCCTTCATTCATTCACATCTCCTTGTTGCAAAAATATCACACAATGCTTTTTACGCAAGATATTTTATACACGAGGTAGATTTATTGATGTTTCTATGCCAGAGCGCACTTTTTCTGTACGAAGCTGCATTTCAAACTCAAGCTCTTGGCGGCGAAGTTCAAGTTCAGCAGCCATCTTCTCGCGTTTAAGCTGAAACTCCATCTCCATTTTCTGTTGCTCCATCTGCAACTCAGCTTGCATTTTTTGCATTTCAACGGCGACAGCAGGGTCTTGCTGCGGCCCAGCCTGTTGAGCAGCCTGTGCCTGTTGCATAAGTGTGGCTTCAATCTGTTCGGCAGGTGCAAAGAACTGAGAAGCATCTTTGAAACCAGAAAGTTCTGCAATCTTAGCAAGCGTATTACGATACTGAGATAAGCTAACCATTGGGTTGTTCAACCCCATCTGCATAAGAACCTGCTCTTGTTTTTGTGCAATCTGAGATAGGAAGGCAACCTGCTGGTCACGCTGTGCTGTGCCCAAACCTACGTTGATTTGCACATCATAGGCGCTTTCCCACTCACGGGGGTTCATGGGCACAAACTGATTACGCAAGCGAATAATCTTTTCTTTGTTTTGGTACTTGGTGACTAGATGCAAAATACCACGGAAAAGGCTACGCACACCAGTCTCTGCAAATACACGAGCAATCATTTCAATCTTGCCCTGAGAGGCAGCTTGCATGGCGGCAACAGCAGTAGCGGTTGTTGATTGCAGCGCATCTGCATCCAAGCCCATTGATTGCTTGCTAATACCTGTGCGCTGCTCGCGAACACTGTCCATATAGTTCAGAGCAGGAAATACAGAGCTAGAAACATCTGGAACCTGCAACGGCTGAACGGCACCAGCAGTGCGGGTTCTAACTATCCCGCCTGGCCTGTTAGTAAGTAGGTCGTCTAGGTTTACCTGACCCTCGACAGCAACAACACGAGCATTGTTTGTGTTGTAAATATTATCAAGCAACTGACGCATAAGTGTAGACTTGATAAGCTGCACATCCATCACAAGCTCTGCTACAGAGCGACCAATGGCTCTGTGCGGCATAAGAATCGGAGACAGGACAGCAAATGGTATGTGGTCAAACTCTTCATTCTCAAGAATGTGATACCCGTTTCCTACAGTAAGAACTCTGCGAAACTCGGCAACACCATCACCATCATAGTCGGAGCGAATATAACACTCAGTTACAAGAACGTGACGCATAGTCGGGTCATTGCTGTCAGTAGCAGAATTTGACTCTAAGTCTTCAAAGCGAGATGTGCGCTCCTCAGAAATATCTAGGTCTGTGTAGCCAGCATACTGCTCAATCTCGTCACGGTCATAACCCATCGACACAAGGTCGCTGACAGTCATGGCTGAACGGTGTGCAACGAAGCTGGCATCTTCAAGAGACTTGGCTCTGTTGCCAATCAAAAACTCTTCTGGTGGTATGTTTTCAATACGCACACTGCCAGTGTTTTTTGTACGTTTAATTTTTACATCATAGATGACGGGGGCAGGGATAACGATACCCTCTGGCCCCTCCATGTCTTCACCAATGGTGCGCTCATCTTGGCTAACAACCTCAACCTCTGGGTCTGAAACCAAAATAGTTAGCTCGTCTGCATTAAGACCTTCGTACTCTTCTGTCTCAACATCTACGATTTCGTCCCAATAAAACTTTACAACACCAAGTTTCAGGATAAGAGAATCCTTGAACCAGTTGTGCATGATTTCAAAACCGCGATTGTCATTGTTGATAATCCAGTTGCAGTAATCACTGGCTTGCTCGGCAATAGCAACATCTTCGGGGCCGTGCGGAACAAAACGAACATAGTCATCAGACTGCGTAAAGATACGCATAAGAGATGGCATAATGTGTTCAATGGTGTCTGATACTTCTGTGCTAACGACTTGGGAGCGTTCAGTCTGCTCATTACCAAATGGCTCACCCAGATAGTAGTCCATCGCATCAATACGGTCTTGAGAGTATTCCGTATCGTAGTGTCCTAGTGCCTGTTCAATCTCATTGCGAACAATCGACTGAAATTCAATGTCGTTCATCTTAGCCATGACTATGCCTTCTTAGATACTTTGGCTTTTTTGCTTTTCGGGTTTGATTTTGGTTTTGGTTTAGGCTCTGACTTGGCCCTTGGTTTTGTCTCAACAACAGGCTCAACCTGCAAGGGCTTGCGACAGGACTTACAATTTCCATGATAACCATTAGGGTTTGGGTATCCGCAGTGTGGGCAAATCATTTGTCTGTCTTTCTCTGTTTGCGTGGGCGACCACGCTTTTTAGGAGTGGCATCTTCAGCAGCTTTCTGAGCTTTCAGTGCAGCCTCTTTCTCAGCAGCACGGTTCCTTGTGTAAATAGTAACATACATTAAGAACGCTTCCTTGCTTTCTTCTTAGCAGTTTCAGAAAGGTCTGCATAGTGATAGAGCCTTTTACTTGACGCGGTATGATACCCACCACTGTGAAGCTCCCCATTAGGCATCTTGTGCATACCGCCAGTATGACGAGTGCCATCTCGAAAATAATGTGCAACACCTTTAGCCATTATGCTCTCCGACTTCTTGTCGGTTTTTTTGCTACCTTTTTATTCTTTTTCTTATCTTTATTTTTAGAGTTGCTAGTTTTGTACATATAACCTGCCATTTTAAACTCCTACCACTTCACTTTGTGTGACCAGTATTTTGCACTCAGCTTGCTTGTAGGCTTACCTTGTGCATTGTGACGAGCATAATAGCTCTTTCTACGCGCTTTTTCTTTTGCTGTCTTTGGGTTTTTACCAGCACCCCTCACGCCCTGCTGACCAAAACGTATTAGGCGAACCTTGTCGCCTTCCTTTGCCAGCACAGCATGACTCTTTTTGGGATGCTTTGGAGTACGCTTCGGTTTGTTGTAACCAGCAAAACGCTCACCACGGTAAACAATAGCCATCAGCGAATCCTCATGTGATGTTTCGGGCCGAGCTTTTTCCGTATGTGCAGACCACGTTTTTTGTGTCTACGGCGCGTAGGTGTGCGCGGCTCAAAAACTACTACTGTTTTCTTAGCCATCAGGCTTCCCCGTAAATTCCATCATCTGTCACTCTGATAGAACTTATAATCTGCAAATACTCTTCAGGCGACATTTCTGCCATTTGACCACAATAGGCTGATGCAAGCAAGGTCAGGTTCAAGAGGTCATCCCACTCGACCCCTGAGTCACTCAACTCCTCAAGCAGCGCAACGATGACTTCAAACTCTTCGCCACCCATTTCGATGTACTCATCCATCACACTACCCACTTTGCTGAACCATAATTTAGCGGCCTGTTCCATTTGTGTGCGCCGCCACTCTTGGCAATACTAGCACGAGTTGCAAACGTCAGGCAAAAGCTGTCTGCAAGGTCGGGAGAATTCAACCCACGCCTTTTCATCTCATCTTTGCTTTCAACCTTCAGCTTGCCATTTGACGTAAACTTGAATCGTGGCTTTGACAGGTCGTCAATCAATTCGTCTTGTTTTGGTATTGTACACTCACGGGCTTCAAACCATTCTTTTGCGAGAAACCACAACTCATCGCGTAAGCGTCCGTATCTGTCACCCATCGCGGGGGACTCAGCGACGTTAATCCCACGCACAGGTAAATCAAGTTCCATGAGGCGGTCAACAACACCAGCACCAAGACCGATACTATCAACAAGTATTTCGGATGGCCTATCACTCCACCTAGTCGTTTCATATTCATTCAATATAATCCCACACACTTCCATTAGGTCTTTATTGCGCCATGTCTTGACTGGCTCAGTCACGACATTCCCCTTGCGTTTACACAGGGCAGTTTTATCAGTACCAAAACGCGCAACGTCCAAGCCCCAAACAACTGTCGTTGTTTCTGCGGCTTCTTGTTCACGCTCTGAGGCAGCTTGCAAGAGGTGCAACGGAACGACCACATCATCGTCAGCTTCAGGCCATTCGCCCAAAACACGAACACGATAAATATTGCTATCCTCCCCATACTTCATTTT